ATGAAAGGAATAAACAATGACTGAAAAAAGAAATATTCATGCACTAATAGAAAAAGAAGCACCTAGCTTAAATAATTTACTTGACCCAAATGATGTCAAAGAATTTAAAGAACTAACAGGTGAGCTTAGAGATACTTGGACAAAGAAACAAGTGTTTAGAACTGAAACAGAAATGAGAATGTCTGTTCTTCAAGATGCTAAGTACCCAACTAAAGCCTCAAAATATTGGCAGTGTGTTAGAGAACAAAATGTATTCCTAGAAAATTTAATGTCATTATCTTTTGATGCAAGAAGAAATGAAGTTAAATTAAAAAGATTACAAGAAAAATTAAAGACAGAAGAAGATCCTTTAAAAAAAGAATTACTTCAAATTGACATAGATGAAAAAACATATTCTGTTGCTAACATGCAACTTGTGGCACGTGATAGAATGAGAGAAATTAAACTATGGTCCCTTCTTAAAAAAGAATTTAATGATGGTTCATTTGATACAAAAGATGTTAACACTCATCAATTAGACTCTTATCATTTGATAATGAAAAATAAAGCAGAGACATTAACATCAGGTTCTTCGCAACCGGAAGTGTTTAATGTATTAGGACAATTACAAACAATAGAAAGAGTTAAAAAATCAGGAGAAATGATCTATAACAAGAAAGAACAATTGACTAATGACCTCGGAGCCAAACCAGAATAAGAAACTATTTTTTTTAGTAGCACTACCACGATCTGGTAATACGATGTTCGCATCGATTATGAACCAGAATAAAGATCTAGTGGTGACTGCAAACTCTNTTACNTTAGAGATNATGAAAGATNTNTTTCTNCTTAAACAAACNGATGTNTTTNNAAATTTTCAAGATCATAAATCTTTAGATAATGTATTAGATTCAGTCTATGATACTTTTTATAAAGATTGGCCACAAAGAGTAATCATTGATCGTGGACCTGTAACAACAATCGGTAATTTTGAATTAGTTAAAAAACATTTTAAACGACCCTTTAAATGTATTGTCGTTCTTAGAGATTTAATGGATGTCCTAGCTTCATATATGCAGTGGTACACAGAAAACCCTGATGCCTTTCCTAATAGATTTAATTGCAAAAATGATGATGAAAAACTTGGAATGATTATGAATAAAGATGGTGCAGTTGCTAAAGATTTAGAAGCAATTAAAAACGCTTTTAATTATAAAGACATATGTCATTTTGTAAAATACGATGATATGGTNACNAANCCAGAACAAGAGTTTAGAAAAATATATCAATTCTTAGATGAGCCTTATTTTAATCATAGGTTTTTTGATCTAGATCAAATCAATATTAACGGTTTACCTTATGATGATAAAGTGGTAGGTATTAATATGCACAAAGTTTGGAGTGGCAAAGTAGAGAAAAGATATAATCCCTACATTGAAAAGATTCCAGAACGAATTAGAAAGAATTATGGACACATTAAATTTTAGTATCTGTCCCTTAGGACAAACAGTTTTAAAGTATCAAGTACCCCTTGATGTATTTAATATTATTAATCATGTGTATGAAACAAAGTACCCAACACTACCTCCAGCTAATAAACAATTGGTTGGTAAGATTGAAAAAGAACACAGTTTATTTTATCAGGGAGCAGACACTTCAAAGATGCATCACCACAATATGTTACCAGATAATGTGTTGCAATGGGTTGATAAAGCTATGGGTCACTATCTAGATTTTAATAAGATCAAAGGCTATAAAAAATCTTTAAACTCCGTTTGGGTTAATCAAATGTTTCAACACGAATACAATCCAGTGCACGTGCACCAAGGTTCTTTATATACTGGTCTATCAAGTGTTATGATTTTAAAATTACCAGAATCTTTTGGAGTAGAGTATTCTTCAGAACAAAACCCTATGAATGGAAAATTACAAATAATGGGGGCGGTATCCGGTCAATTTGCAACCTGTGATTATTCTCCTAATATTAAAGAAAGAGATTTTTATATATTTCCATATGATGTTAGACACTGTGTCCACCCTTTTAATGGACCAGGATATAGAAGAACACTAGCTGCAAACATGGATGTAGACTATAACCCAATAATGAACAGAGGAAGGGATTAATGTACGAAAATAAACAAATTACAGAACCTAAATGGAAGAGTTGGATTATTCAAACGACAACACCATTGTTTACACCTGATCAATGCAGACAAATTATTGCATCTGGAAGATCACAAAAACCACAACAAGCACAAGTGGGCATGAATAAACCTGGTGGTGGAACAGATACAAAGAAACGAGTAACCACAATATCTTGGATACCTTTTCAAGAAATGGGACATATGTATCAGGATTTAAATTCATTTATACAAAAAGCAAATGAAAATCATTTTGGTTTTGGTGATATACAAGTAACAGAGAATGCACAATTTACAGAATATCCAGTTGGTGGTTTTTATGATTGGCATATGGATTGTGATGTGAACATGCAACACGAACCACCAGTTAGAAAAATATCAATGACATTATTACTCAATGATCCATCAGAGTTTGAAGGAGGAGATTTAGAATTAATGGCCCCAGGAAAGTTTGCAAATCTTAAACAAGGTCATGCTATTATATTTGCATCATTTTTAAATCATAAAGTTAATCCAGTGACAAAAGGTATGAGACAATCTTTAGTTTGTTGGTTTGGAGGTAAACCATTTAGATGATTAGAGAAGAATTTTTCCCCACAAGTGTTTTTGGTAAAGATATAAAATTAGATAATGATAAATTAGCACAAGACATAGTCAACTGGTCTAATCAAGATCAAGGAGTACAGAAAACAAATTACAAAGGATGGCACTCTACAACTGATATGGCATCGAAACCAGAGTATCAAAATTTAGTTAATGAATTAATGATCATGTGTAAAGATATATTTAAAGAAGAATGGTTAGATAGAGAACCTATTCTTGGTAACATGTGGGCTAACATAAATCCTAAAGATGGAATGAATCAACCTCACATACATCCAAACTCATTATTTTCAGGTGTGTACTATGTTAAATCAAACCCACAAGCAGGAAGATTAAAGATATATGACCCAAGACCTGGATCACAAATAGTAATGCCTGCAAGATTAGAAGGTCAACCTCCAAAACATTTATGGAAAGATGCAAACCTTGACCCTATTCCAGGACGTATTATAATGTTTCCTTCATGGTTGTGGCATAGTGTTGAACCTAATCAATCAAATGATATAAGAATATCAGTAAGTTTTAATTTTATACAACATGGCTTTTAATAAATATCAAGTAATCAAAGGTGCGGTTAGCTATGAGTTAGCTAATTTTATATTTAACTACTTTTTGCTTAAACGAGATGCAGTTAAATTTATGTATGAAAATAACATAACTTATGACAATGGTATGTTGGGTACTTGGGGAGACACACAGATACCTAATACTTATTCTCATTACGCAGATCCTGTAATGGAGACTTTATTAATGAAAGTATTACCAGTCATGGCACAGAAGACGGGACTACAATTAATCCCCACTTATTCATACGCAAGAATTTATAAGAACGGAGATACTTTACATAGACACAAAGATAGACCAAGCTGTGAGATATCGACAACAATAAACTTGGGTGGTGAGCCATGGCCTATATTCATTGATGGAACAGGTGTTAATTCTGTTATTAATGAAAGACAAAATTTAGTTAAACCAGACGCTCCTGCAGGCACTAAAGTCTTGCTTGAAGTAGGAGATATGTTAGTATATAGTGGCTGTGAATTAGAGCATTGGAGAGAACCTTTTGAAGGAACTACTTGCGGACAAGTATTTCTTCATTATAACCATGTGAATGGTCCTTTTGCAGAAAAGAATAGGTTTGACAAAAGGCCGATGTTAGGTGTTCCACCAATACGGAATGCATAAATGGAGTTATATGTTACAAAAATTAGGTTTTCTACCAGGGTTCAACAAACAAGTTACAGAAACAGGAGCTGAGTCTCAATGGACTGGCGGCGAGAATGTACGTTTTAGATATGGTACACCGGAAAAGATAGGGGGCTGGACTCAATTAGGAGAATCAAAACTCACAGGTGTTACTAGAGGCTTACATCATTTTGTAAGTAAAACTTCTATTAAGTACGCAGCTATTGGAACCAATAGAATTTTATATGTTTATTCCGGAGGTGTGTATTATGATATTCACCCAATTAAAACAGACTTTGGAGTTTTATCAGGAGCTTTCACTTGTAATTTTACCAACAGTAGTGCTGCAGTAACTATTACTTTTCCAGGAGGAAGTTATACGACAGCTGGAATNNNANNAGGTGATATTTTATTGATGACTGATTTTGCGGGTGGAACGGGTACAGGATTTTCAACAACAGATTTTGATGATAAAAAATTTATGGTTACTTCAGTTGATAGTACAACTCAAGTTACAATCACAATGCCAAGTGCTTCTACAGCAAGTACAACAGGAACTTTTAAAGTTCAATGGTATTATCCAGTGGGTCCAGCAGAACAAGTTGGAGCTTATGGTTGGGGAATATCTTTATTTGGTGGNAATATTTTAGGAGCAATAACAACTACTTTAAATGGTGGTTTAAGTGATGATGCTTTTGGAACAGGAGGAAGTGGAACAACGATTACATTAGCAAGTGTCAGCGGTCTTCCGAGTACCGGTACAAATTATATTCAAGTAGGTTCTGAAGAAATATCTTATACAGGAGTTAGTGGTAGTACTATAACNGGAATTACTAGAGGAGTTAGAGGATCAACAAGAGCGGCACATAGTACAGGTGCAACAGTTACTAATACTTCTTCTTACACAGGTTGGGGATCACCCGCAGCTAACACCGATTCTGTAACAGACCCCGGTCAATGGTCCTTGGACAATCTAGGTCAAACTTTAATTGCTTTAATTGTTAATGGTCCTTGTTTCGAATGGGATGCAAACGCAACCAATGCAACCGATAACAGAGCTACAATTATTTCAGGTGCACCGACAGCATCAAGGGACATGTTAGTCTCTACTCCCGATCGTCACTTAGTATTCTTTGGAACAGAGACAACGATTGGAGACNCNACGACTCAAGATGATATGTTNATAAGNTTCTCTTCTCAAGAAAATATTAATGACTATGCTCCAACCGCGACCAATAGTGCTGGTACACAGAGGCTGGCCGCCGGATCACGGATCGTGGGCGCTAAACTTGGTAGAAATGCAATCTATGTTTGGAGTGATACTTCTTTATTTACTATGAGATTTGTTGGAACTCCATTTACATTTGCTTACGAACAAGTTGGAACGAACTGTGGATTACTAGGTAAGAATGCAGCTGTTGAAGTTGATGGTGCGGCTTACTGGATGTCTGATAATGGTTTCTTTAGGTTTACCGGTCGATTAGAATCGATGGATTGTTTGGTCGAAGATTATGTTTATGATGATCTTAATACAACTTCTAATGAATTAGTATATTGTGGTATTAATAACT